GTGGCCGTAGCGGTCATCACGTCTTCAAGTGGATCGTTCCACTCGAAACCGGTCATGCCCGCTATGAGCCATTCCCATTGACTCAGTTCGGGGAGAACAATAGTAAGAGTGCTCGACGTCGCTTTCATTGGGGTATCAGGGGTTTCGTCTCCCTTGAAGTGCAGTTCCGCCGTAATTGTTCCCGCGCCGTATGTCTTGCCGAAGAGTTTGGGCTGCGCTCCCGTCGTGCCCATATGATGCGCTGCAGCAGTATCCCGGGTCATATCGCCCAACGAGAGACTCAACAGATCCGCCGTCACACCCGCAAACGTGAGCGTTGATCCGGTTCCTAATGATGTGTCGCCTATTGCCATAACTCACTCCTAATGTGCGAAGCAGTCCGCTACACGTGCGCGAACACCGGAACCGTTTCAGTGTGCCATACCTCAAGAGTCGTCCGCACCACGTGGATTCCGACGTCACTCGCATCACGAGGCGGATCGAACGTATAGGCCTCGCCTTCGACAAATGCGGCTTGCACCGTTGCCGTATTCGGCGGCGTCCCTATGGTGCCTTCAAAATGATCCAACGCCTCACGAACGGCATCGGACAAATCATCCGCACCGACAGGATCGTCGGCGACGCAACTTATTTGGAACACCGGGCCGGCCAAACCAGAGGCCGCCGTCATATGCCGCACGTGACGACCGCTTATCTGCTGGATCACGATGTATGGGAACGGTGTCCCCTGTGGCGCGACCCCACGGTAGACTCGGCTGCCGACCGCCAGGCTGACGTCCGTATTGGCTTTCAGATGCGATGACAACGCTCCGGCAATACTCATTTGATCTTCATCTTGGCAAATGCCCGGCGGGCTTCGCGTTCGATACCCTGGCCGATCTCCGTCCCCATCAGCCGATGTTCCTTGTCCGTGTTCTCATTCACGGCCCGACGCACCGGTGCAAACGCGGGAAGCGGACCACGTCCCTGCCTCGTCTTGTGGGTGCCATATTCGATCGCCGCGGGGTAGAAATACTTGTCTCCCGCTGGGATGCCGAGTTCTTCGCGTGTGGGGAATCCCAGTTCGATCCGGACTCCACGGCGGCTGCGCTTCCCCGATTTCGGTTTCTGAGCCGTTTGGGCGGCCAACCATTTGCCCGAATCCGGGGCCACGGGTATGCCACTCAAATTGCGTATGAGGTAGCCATTCACCCGCTTTGCCGACTTGTGCAACGACTGCCGAACGACCTTACGCTGTATCCGATCCGGCAACTGCGACAATGCACGTTCAAGCGCCTTGTCGCCGAGAATGGAAATATCGATAACCGGCCTTGCCATCAAGTAGCCTCACGACACATCACGACCGTCTTTACGCCGCGTTCCTCGACATCCAACACAGCAGCGATGTTCAAGGCCCGCCCGTTGTGGATGATCCGATCCTTGACGGTCAATCCGTCAAAATGCCGCATCGTCACCTTGTGGGTTACGCGGCCCTCCGTCTGTTCGCCTTGCAGGAAAAATTCATCGCCGGATATAGGCTCGACCGACGCCCACCATCCCGCGGGCGTCAACGTCATCCAGGTTTCATCCACGCCGCCGTCGTCACGGTCCGTAACGGTCAGCCGCTCGATGTCGATCGGATGACGCAGTTGCTTACCCGCCCGGACTCGGACGCCCTGTGCCATTATCCCGCCACCAAAATCACCTTGATCGTCTCGGTTCCCGTACCCGCCAACTGAATATCGCTGTGCGTTGCGTCCACGTCCTCGCGTTTGTCTGCCCCGCACTTCACGAGATAGACATCACCCGGCATGACCTCAACCTGCTCGGCCGACCCATTGTCCTCGCCGAACAGGTTGTAAGGGTTGGCCGCGCCACGATCGACCGTAATCCCTTCGGTGTTCGTGCTAGGGCACGACAGCTTTATGGCCTGCACTTTGAGGCCGGTGAAGTCGACCGTTGTGCTGTTCGGCCCTGTCAAGGCCTGAAGATCGATCGTCGCCCCGCCACCACTTAGGTTGATCGTTTCGCTGTACGTCTTCGTGACCGGCGGGGTGGTCGATGATGTCAGGGTCGCGGCGTCGGCGCCGAGAGTATGAGTGAATGTAGGATCGTCCGCATTGTCCAAACCCAGGGCCAACGTCTCATCGACCGTCAACGTGGCTGCGATCTTCGCTTTAACGGCTGCTGCCATAGCTCAAAACCTCCACATTCGATCTTGGTTCAGTAGCGCGGCTACGGACATCGGCACCTTCATGACGCGGCCGTCGATAACGGGCTCCCTGAACTCAAACCAGTGCGCCACCATCAGCTTGATAGCCTGCTTGAACCGTTCAGGCACCGCAGGTGCGAGCCCATAACCTGCGACGAACGTCACCGTTACCGTCGCATACGTGCCCGATTGCGTGGATGGGAAGGTTTCACCTTCAATCGGCTTGATGCGGCCGGGCTCGGAATTCGTGTCCACCTGGTAAAGCGACGAATCCCAAGTCTGCGCATCGCCGTTCTCATCCACGTACGCTACCGACGTTACCGACGACAATGGTGGGAGCGGTACAACGATCTCCCGCGAGGGGAACCGATCCAACTTCAAAAGCCAGGTCGCCGTCACAAGCTGCCGCTTGGTGAATGCCTCGACGTACAAGCGTGCAGCCGTTATGTACGCATCGATCAGGGAGTTCTCGCTGGTATGCGAGATTCGCAAGTGCTCCCTGGCTTCGTCAGTCGTAATCGGTTCCACCGCCGGACCGCTGCTAATTGTCAGCGACCACGGCATGGCTCTTATCCATCACCCGACGTCACCGTCCGAGGCCGCCCCCGCGGGCGGACGGCCGTTTCGGACGGTGCAACCGAAGCAGTTTCGGACGGTGCAACCGAAGCAGTCTCGGGCACTTCCGACTTGCCGTTTTTCACTTCGGCCGCAATCATCTTGTTCATAAAATGTTGCGCCGATCGTGGCGACAAATCGTAGACCTTGCCCTTAAGGTAGGTCTCACCACCTTCTGCCTTGACCGTGTAGTTCTCTGAAAAACGAATACGCATACATCACCTCAATCGATGATTGCCGACGGCTGATTAGCCGCGGCCGCACCGAATCTCGCAGGCCACAGTAGATAGATGATCCCGATAACGGTCGCGGACCCGCTGGCGTTCGCGATCTGGATGCAATCGAAGCCGTCGGACAAATCGGCCGCGTCGATCTCGATCACATATAGGAGATTTTTGTTTTCGATAACGCTCGTCGTGAATGTGCCACTCGTAATTGTAAATGCCGCCAGAGTGTCACCCGCACCGGTATCGATGCTTGAATAACCCTTCTTCGAAGTTCCAACCAAGAGCGGTGTTGCGCTCCCACCGGATACGTTCGTCGCTTCGTTGATCGTGATCGCCGATCCCGTAACTGGTGTGCCGGCATTGTCCAAGATGAGCACCGCCGTCATCTTGGCGAAGTTCTTCAACGAGACATAATCGGATGTGCCGCTCGCAGCAGGCGGAAAGCCCATCACGACCTTGACTTGTTCGTGTAGCAACATGTTCGGATTCATCGAATCAATCTCCTTTAGCCACGCTCATCAAGCGTCACAAATGCCGAATAAGTAGTGGTCCCGTCACGCGCCGAAATCTTCTTGTTCCACCACGGCTGCCCGGCGATACGCATGATAAACTTGAACGCAGTCGTATCCTGATCGAACCACAGATGGATCGATGTCTCGGATCGGATGCCGCCAACCTTTTGAACCGTAACGTACTGATCCAAGGCAGCGAAGATGATGTCGCCTTTGTCGCCGAGCGTTTCGCACGCCTGCGTCGGAATGACCGGCCGTCCGTAGAGCGTCGCCCACGGTGTCCCGGCAAGACCGTTGGCAGGCAAGTAGACGATTTGACCATAAGCACTGGTGGCCGTTCCGGTGATATCCTTGCCTGGCATGGACATCGAGTTGAGTTGCGGTTCGATATCCTGGTTGATGAGCCAGGCGGCATTGCGCCGCCACGGCGCATACATCCGCGAATACATATCGATGACGTTTTGAGCCACAAAGGAATCGGTGTCCTGGCTCGCGGTCTTCGCGACACTGACCGTATGCGCGGCATTGAGAATGCCGAGCGGCTGGCCAGTTCCCAATCCTTGGACGATCGCCAGATTGATCGCAAAGTTGATCTTCTGCGGCGCCTTTCGGGAGAGCCAGCCGGACAACGCCGAAGAGTCCTCTTGCAATTCATCCGTGATCGGAACCAGCACTGCCAACTTGTGCAGCTTGAGGTTGACGGTTTCCAGGGACGGCTTGCTCTGTGTAATCGCCGCACCCTCACCGATCCAGTTCGCGAGAATTCCACCACTCGTCTGCCACGGAGTCGTTTCGTCCTTCGGCACCGTGAGGTTGTTGGTCCCGCTCGTGAGTTGATCAGTCCGCGGAAGCAGCGAGTCTTCGCCCTGTAGCTGTTCCATGATGACATCACGGAAATCGGGCGGCACGCTGAAACCGCCGTCGGCGCCGACACCCTCAGATCCGAAGGTGGTCAGGGCCGCACGGAGGAGACGTTCATCCGGCCGAGCGCCCGGACGTGAACCCTCGATCACACCATGGGCGTATTCGCCGAACGATCGCCAACCGCATTTCGGATCTTTCAACCCACGGTCGGTGATCAGGCCAATTCGACGTTGCCCATCCCCGACCGTCCCGTCCGCCTGACTTTGGATCGGTTCACCGGCTCGGCGGCCCGGCGTCGCGGGGTCGGTCTGCCGTGTAGACGGCTCGGCGTCAACCACTAGCTCCGGGTTTTTCAGCCGATTGGTTTGCTGCTCAAGCCGCTTACGTTGCTTCTGCTGGCCCTCCAGTTTGTCGAATTCATCGAGCGTGGCCTGAAGATCGTCAGCCTCATCGTCTTTCAGATCACGCTTTTCCAGGTCCGCTAGGGCCTGGATCTCGCACGCCTTGGTGTTCAACTCATCAAGACGCTTCTGCATTTCTTCTAGCGTCATAGCTGCGCTCCTGTAAGCATCACCGCACAACAGGGCGCAACAAAAAAGACGCACCTGCCATGCAGGTAACGCCTTCACGCTTAGTCAAAAGCTCACCAGATCATCTGTCGGCTATCTGGCTTAGCAGATTCCCACCGACGACGAAGTTGTCAGATTACCATTTCCTGCCTGATTGTAACTCCTGTGTGTGGTTCGTCAAGGCCATCCGTTGGGCACGCTTGCTGTTCACACGCGAGCCCGTACGTTTCGCCCTCCATTCAGCCAATTCGCTGCGAATTTCAGCCATTTCGTCCTGGCGGACAACTACATCGGTCGCTTCGTATGCCGGGAACGTCACGGGACCCACATCGAATAGCTTGACCCCGGTGATCTCCCGGATGTTGACCTTGTCCTCCATTCGGTGCTCTACGTCCGTTACCTCGAACCCAAACGATGACCCGCTCACGTCGCCTCGACGAATATGCTTGACCACATCCTCGGCGATCGTCGTACTGCCAAGATCGATCGAATACTTGAGACCACGCTTGTCGGTCTCCAATTCCACCGTTCCGGCCGTCGTTCGCCCCAGAATCATGCTGGGATCATGGTTGAACAGAGCGCGGACGTCGTCTTTCGCCTTGAGCGTCTTGTCGAACGCCCCCGGCATAATCCGCTCGACCATGTCTTCCCACAGCCGAAATTCCGTCTTGGCTGTGCCGTCGAAAAACACGCTGGCGTACCCGACCAAGCGTGGATGTTCGCCGCTTTCGTCAAGCCGAATCTCGGCCGGCCCCATTGACAACATGCGAATCGATCGGCGTACGCCCCCGACTTCATTACCTTTCCAGGCTCCACTTGGCATCGCTACACTCCTGCTTCAGTCATTATCAGATGAGCCATCAGCCACCACCCCAAAAAGCAACGGCATGGCCAGCGAGCGCATCAACTGGTCAGAATCGGCGTCGATTCGCCCGTTCCGCCACGACTCGATCAGGCCCGCCATATCGGACGACTCACGTATTTCATCGAGCGACTGCATACAACGAACCGTCACAAAGGATTCTATGACTGTCCGCAGATTTCGCTTCGCATTCTTCCCAGCTTCCCGCCCCTGCGCCAATTCTACAAGACTCAGCACAGTATTCCATAGTTTGTCCGTCATGTGGACACGGTGCTCACCGTAGAACGCCTCAGACCATGTTACGAATTCGGCGGCCTCGTGACGTTTATGGGCTGCCTCGACCGTCCCGGCTTCCATCCGGCAGAGTTTCTGGACGCATTCCCTCAACAATCGCTGAATCGCCGGTCCATAGGCTTGTCCGTCACGTCCCGACTCACCGTGCTGGCCTCGCTGACCATCCGTGCCGTCCGCTCCGTTCACCCCCGGTTCTCCATCTTGACCGGGCACACCGTCCGTTCCGGGTTCGCCCTGAACCCCAGGCGTATCCGGCGCCTTACCGGCGTCCTCGATATTCTGCATGTTCAGCGGCACAAGATGGACGTCGCCGCCCTTGATCGGGTTCTGATCTTCGAGCGCCCGCACCTCATTGACGCTCCAGACGCCTCGGTCGAGCATGGCCGAAAAGAAGTCCCCGCGCGCCTTGACGTCGCCGCGAAGCAAGCCCGCGAACTTGTGCTTGGTGAAGAGTCGCCGACGCCCGCCACGAGGCAATAGTTTGCGGTTGACTTCTTGTTCCAACCGCACCGCCCAGGGCAAAAGCGTATCGGTCACGAATTCGATGCCCTGCGCCTCGATGTTCGCCTTGGTGGACCGATCCAACTCGGCCAGCTTGTGGAGCGGCATACGGAAGATGCGTGCAATCTCGGCCACGCCGAAGCGACGTGACTCGATCATCTGGGCGGCTTCGGGAGATAGACCGATCGACGTCCACTTCATACCCTGCTCAAGAATGAACGGCGATAGCCAGTTGCCCGGCCCAGTGGATTTGAGTATTGACGCACGAATTGCGTCCTCCCCACCTTCTCCTAGTTTGTCGGGGTGCTCCAGGACGCCGCCCGGATGAGCACCATTGCCGAAGAAATCGGCGGCATACCCGTCCATCGCCAGGGCGGTACCCATCGCCTGTCCGACAGCCGTAATCACGTCGTAACCTCGGATGCCGTCAAAGCCCAAGCCGCGAAAATGCAACATTCGATCGGCGGGAAGGACGACAATGTCACCGGTCGCCTGTTGTACCCGGTAGGCCAGTTGCCCGTCATCCAACCGGCCAGGCTCAACGCGATCGGGTGCCAGCGGCCACAACGCGAGGATTCGGCCGGTGCGTGTCTTGTCGATCTCGGCGTAGCCGTTGCCCCAGAGCAGAACGTGCGCAATCAGCGTCGCCCGGAAGTCCATAGCCGACGTTTCCGAGTTAGCCTCGAAATTCAGCAGTTCATCCACGGTTTGGTCGGCCTGTCGGTCGCGGCCGCCGTCGGCGCGACGACTGAACACCTGCCAGGGCAAAGCGGCCAGACTCTCGGAAATGATCCTGACACAATCCCAGACGGCGGTCAGCGTCAAGGCCCGATCATGGTCGACAAGTTCGCCGGCGCGGGATCGGCGGAAAAATGGGAAACGGGTGCCTACTGGCTTTTGCGGCTGCGTGATGCGTGCGCGGTTAATTAGTCTATCGAGTATCCCGACCATCGAATTTCAAGCCATGCTTGTGATTGTATGACAATGCTGCCGCCAAAATCATCAAGGATAAACCGGCAGCAATCATTCCCCAATGATGACTCCAGGTCCATATCGCCACGACGCAGACAATCAAGCCAATGAGAAACATCGCATCACGCAACAAGCTCATATCCGTATTAGCCCCCTGCCCTTTTTGTATACGCTGACCTGCGTCAAATCCACCATGGCCCGCCCCAGAGCCATGACCAACGCCACCAAACCGTCAATCTTCTCAGACGATTTCTGCTTGTCCAGCTTCACGTTCCCGGCCGGATCTTCTTTACAGGCGGCGTGCCCCACCATCCAACGCAAGACCGGATTCCCGCCGTGCGCCAGCACCCCGGACGGAATGAGTTTGCCGACCAGCTCCTTTGTAGGTTCCGACATGCTTTGAAAGCCCTGTCCGAATTCCACAAAATCGACGCCAATCTTGCTCAACTGCTGGCGCAAATACTCCAGATTCCAGCGATCAGCACCGATATCGACGATGTTGAATCGCTTTCCGTCCTCAATGATCTTATTCTCGATTGTAGCGTAGTCGATCACATTGCCGGGTGTCAAGGTCACGAAGCCCTGGCGGCCCCATGTGGCATAGGGCACACGGTCCCGTCGCTCCCGTTCAGGAGCATTGTCGGTTGGCATGAAGAACCGGGGCAATACACGCCACTTGCCATCTGTCTTGTCCGGCGGGAAGAGCAGAACCCATGCCGCAATGTCCGATCGACTGGCCAAATCGAGGCCACCGAAGCATTTACGGCCCTTCAACTGCTTTTCGTCGACCGCATCGTCACATTCGTCCCACTGGTCCAGCGGGATGAACACCGTCTCCTGGCCGGTCTTGATGTTCAGGTGCAGACGCTTGAACGTGTTCTCGTACGTCGGCACCTCCTGTGCCCGCTGACATTCCTTCCGGAGATAGTCCAGCGAGACGGATACGCCCAGATTTGGATTGGCGCGGTGCCAAACCGCCTCGTCGGTCCAATACTCCTCCTTCGTCGCCTCGAAAATGACCGGTAGGAAGCTCGGATCGCACAATCCGTCCCGAACCTTCGACGCATACTCGTGGATCTGATTGCAGACGGACGGCCGGTCGAAGTCGGCTGTGGTGAGATAGACAATGAGCGGCTGGCGCCGATCCTCCGATGCCGTCGCGGTCCGCATGGAATTGACGAGCGTGTCATCCGGCTGGAGGTGCAGTTCGTCAATGATGCCCATGTGGGTGTTCTGGCCGTGCCCCTCGGTGCTTTCGCTGGAAATGGGCCGGTAGCAGCCGATGTCGTCCACATTCTCCGGGTGATCCGTGAGCTGGATCGCTTTGGCCTGGCCTTTGAATATCTGACACCGCTCGTTCAGCTCCTCGCAATTCCGCACCATGCCGCGGGCATGCTCGAATACGTAGCAGGCTTGGGCGTACTTGGCGCCGGCACCATAAATCTCGGCACCGGGTTCGTCATCCTCAAGCAGCCCGATGAGGACAATGCCCGCGGCAAGCGTGGTTTTGCCGTTTTTCCGCGGCACGTAGATCAGAACTTCCCGATATCGACGGCTGCCGTCCGGTTTCTTCCAGCCGAATACGTTGCCGATGACCGCGATCTGCCAATGCGCCAAATCGAACGGCTGACGCGCCTTTTTCCCTTTGACGTGACTCAGCTTGTCATGGAAAAACCGGCAGGCGGCCTTCCCGGCTGCGTGGTCGAAGTAGCAATCCCCAGCGTCTCGCCATGGATCGTAGCCCGGAATCAGGGTGCGGCAGTGGTTTTCGAGCGTCTTGTCGCCCAGACGATAGGGTTTTCGTACCGCTGGGGTCCGCTTGGGGCTGGTGGGGGCCTTCCGGCGGCCGGGTCGGCGTAGACCCGATGCGTTGCGGGCTTTCAATCTGGCGAGGTCTTCGCTCGGTCGTCCGGCTGGCAAATCAATAATCCAGGCGGCAGGGCAGGACGGTGGCGGTCGCGGCTCCACACATGCCCACATTCCCTGCCTGCCTGGATTCTAGGCGGTTTCTGGTGGGCTGCAAGCCTTATACGTCAGCACCCCAAACGAGAACGAAGACTGCCGCCATTATTACCTCAGTCACACCATAAGCTATGGCTGCCAGAATCACAGCATCCCAAGTCCAACCCTCTTTCGCGATAATAAACGGCGCAACAACAACGAGGGGTGACAGCGCCAACAGGACCCGACATGCCCAGATCCGCAATCGTCTCATCTTAGCTTCGCCTTTCCGCAACCGACGCATCGGAACGGCCGAAAGGCGTTCATTACCCCGCAGCCGAGCCAGACCGGTAACCACAGGCCGACCGTCACCACACTCAACAGCAGGTGCAGGATGTGGCCCGTCCCCTGCTTGGTGAACAGCATGGGGCCGCCGCAATACTTACACGCTGCTTGGATTTGTACTACGCTCATTTCGATTCTCCGTTCTGCGCCATTGGCGCCCATGCCGGGTCATAGCCCGTCTCGCCTAGCCTCGCCCGGCCCCGCCATCCCAGCCATTATGTTGCATTCGATTCGAACTCAATTTCCCCGCAAGCACCATCGGCTGGCGCTACGGCTAGCGCCTCGATGGCCTCTCCAATCGAATCTGCCACTCCTCGTGGTCCACTTGAGCAACCGCGAACGCGGCCCAATATCGCCAGCAAGATACGTGCCTCTTCCATGGTTAAAAACAACGTGATTTCACATTCTGCCTGCGCCATGACACAACTCCGTTTGAGATTAGTGTTTGCCG